AGCGGTTAACGGCTGTTGCAACAAGAACTTATGTGCAAGTCGCGGAAAGCTGAAATGACTAAAAACGCGCGCAGCGAAAGTCCTGACTGTTAAGCAGATTTTCCGTAACGCGGCACGCTCAGAATGACCGAGCGATCCGGTCTCGAACTCAGAAAGTTCTTTGTTTAGCCGCATTTTCCAAATCGAACTCTCAGAGAAGGTTGGATATCAGGGTCGGTACGGGGAGCTTTCGTCAAAGTTCTAACTTTGGCGACCAAAAGACTTAACGCTCGGCGTCGAGAGATCGACCGCCGGGCGTTTTTCGTTTCTACTCAGTTTTTCGAAGGTTTCCAACGCTTTTGGCGTCCCGCCGGCCCAAACCGCCGCGCTCTCTGTTTGCAGAGAGATATCCGTCTCTCGAACGCAACCTTCAAGGTTGCGCCCGACGGTGCGGAAAATCGGTCCCGAACTCTCTGACTCTCTCTTTTCGGGGGCCTCCAGAGTTAACACAGAGTTCTCGTCCGAAGTCCGTATGGAACGCAATCGGAAAAGTTCAGCAAGGTTGGATCTGACGACTTTGTATTCCTCCGATAAGATAAGGATCTTTAGCTGGCTTACCAAGTTGGCAGAAGCTAAGCCATAGTTAACGTTTTCCAGAGCACGATCAGATGAGCGATATCCCTGAAATCCTTAGCCTCTTCAAAGAGCAGTTGAACAATCAGATTACTGCTATCGTGAAAGACCAGGAATTCGAAAATGCTGGATACGGTTTTGCCTATTGGTATTTCCGACACATTGGTGGCATGACGGACATCGAAGCGCAAGAGCAGATCTGCGACGGAGGTGGAGATCTTGGCATCGACGCGATTGAAATCGATGACGAGCAAGTAGTTTTTTATCAGTTCAAGAATCCGGAGTCAGTGGAGAAGTCTATTGCTGCGGGAGACGTCGATAAACTTATCTCTGGACTTGAACTCATCCTTTCCCGACAGCATGCGAAGACTGCCAACCAGGAATTGCTCGCTCGATTAGAGGAAATCTATGCATTCACTCCATCGGGATATCGCATTGTTATCGCGGCTTCAAGTTTAGGGCCATTTCCAAAGGAAGCCGAAACCAAGCTGAACGCGTTCTGTGAAAAGAACAGTGGAGCAGCAAGAAATCTGTTTCGTTGGGAATACAACTCATTGGCCGATATTCATGGCAGGTTCTACAGCGCAAATCTTCCTACGCTAAATGCCACTCTTTCGATTCAACTTTTGCGACCTCCCTATATGACTAGGATTGGTGATCACGAAACATACCTTTTTGATCTATCAGGCGAGTATTTGGCTAAACTGTACAACGAACACGGCGAGGGTATTCTCCAGCAGAACGTGCGGATGTTTGAGGGCGACAACGGCACGAATTTGGCGATAGCCGAGACAGCGTCAAGCGAATCCGATGCTAAAGATTTCTTCCACTATAACAACGGCATTTCCATCATTTGTGACTCGGCAACTTTTCAGCCGTTCAGCAACCAGTTAAGTCTTGAGCGACCTCAGGTGGTAAACGGCGGGCAAACGATGAGGATCCTGCACGCCTGTTATAAGAACGGTAATCTAAAAAGCCACGTTCATGCAGCTGTGAGGGTGATAACGACGGGAAAAAACAAGGAGTTCGCCGCAAATGTTGCGGTTAACCTGAACAATCAGACTCGCGTTGACAACACATTCCTTCGGTCGAACGACCCTCGAATTGTGCAGCTGCTTCATTCACTTGCCGCGTTGGGCATCTTTCTCGAAAGGCGAGCCGGGGAGCTTGACGCTATGCTCCCATCTGAGATTCTCGAGCTTGAAAAGAAATTTGGAGCCCCCCTGTCCAGTAAAGTCATTCCGCTTAAGGACGGTATGCAGGCTTACGTTGCGACATTCTACGGCGATCCGCAACTTGCCAAAAAGGATCCAGCCAAGATCTTCACCGATGACTTCGGAAGCTTTTCAAAAATTCTACAGTCAGAGTTAACTGCGGAGAAGTTTCGAGATGCATTTCAACTTAGTCGACAAGTGTCGGCGGAAGTTGATCGCTTCAAGAAGATTAAGCGAAAACGCTATTCAAGCGATAGCGAACGCAAGAAAGCCTATGTGACGCATCTTGGATCCGTTGTGGACCCAATTCTTGATGAACTGGACGCAGCCATTCCACAAATCACGATCTTTGGACTTGCGGTTCTTTATCGGAAATTCACTCTAAATCGAAGCAGCGACAAACTGGGAGAATTTGTTGCCGAAATTCGTTGCGATCCTCAAATTGTGTGGAGCGCTTTTGCAGACTTGATTGGTACGAAGCGCTCGCTCGGTAGCGAAAAAAGCTGGCCGACACTTCTTAAGTCAGGTACGTTTTACAGGGATGCGATCCAGATGCTTTCAACAAAGTGGACGACTTAGAATCCACAGTAGCACCCGATCGTTCGAAAAACTTAGCTCTTCTCCCCAGTCTGACGTTTCGCCCCCGCACTGGGTATGGTTACGATAGATTCAAATTTAGCGGCTACGAAGGTTTGACGCCGATGATCTAAAGTCTCAGAAAATGTGATATCCTTGCCGAAGGCGACTATGCACTAACTTCGAATACTGGAACACTTCCATTGCGCGATCGTGCTTGCCGCCAAAGAAACCAGCTAGTATCGGTGCCCAGTTTCTTCCCTCCTTCGCCGCAGCATCCAACAAGTCGTCTTCAATTTCACGACTTCGAGTTGGGCGCTCTTTAAAACGCCAAAGAAATCGCCCCTTTAGACCACAACTGCGTGTCGCTGAAGTGGCTTCGTTAGGGTCAAGCTTACCTGGAAAAGCTTGATCAATTAGGACACAAGATAAAAAGGTCTGCAACGCATCGAAATCATCAACAGCAGTTTCGATCGAAAGTGCAAATGCTGGAATCTGGCTAGGGATCATTGAAACGATTCGGTCAGAGACCGGCGTATATCTCCGCGATCGACCGATCTCATTCCATATAGACTCCAAGTCGATGACTCCTATGTTGACTTCTTCAAGGAGACTACTGCCGGAGGGAGCTGAGGATTCGAGTATACGCTTTAACAGACTGTACCTTCCATTTCTGAACGCAGCATAGCAGGCGCAATAGAAAAGTATGATCACTGGGTATAAACGCATTGTTTGCCAGACACGCTGGAACACTCCGGACGTGTATAAGGAAGTTGCTTTTGAAAGGAGTAAACGCAACATGTCCAATTGGATTCGATCAGTAGCATCCGTTGGACTCCATGCCGCTAGAACTCCGACAACCGAGGAAAGTTCATTAGACAAATGTTCGAACGTCTCAATGCGACTTGTGAGATATTCATTGTTTACTTGGCAGTTCATCGGGGCAATCTCGTCGTCTGTAATCGATTCCGCTAATCCCTTTGTACCGCTGATAGCTACCTCGCGAAGTGTTGCATACTGATTACTCTCCAACAGCTGGATAATCTGAGTTGCTGAGCTTTTTGAAACGTTTCCGCTGACGAATTGACGGGTTGTTTCGCTCCAGTTTTCTTGATCTTGACAAATCGCACCGACCTCAAGAACAGATTCTGCAGCACCTACCTTTTCCATTAGCACAAACGCATCAGCGGGAGCTAATTTCGTATACTGGATCACTAGACGAATAGAAAACTGCAGAGATGCGAGGTCATCGCGAATCAAGTCAGCAGTGTTGGCATAAGTTGTTCGAAAGGCAGTGGCTTTATGCCTATTTGCAGCGTCGATAACAATGGCATTGAAGTCGCCGTCGACAAGCACGTTCCCTGGATGAAAATCCCCGTGCACTATGTCATGCGAATGCATGTGATGGATACCGCATTGTAGTCCTGCGCAGATCTTTCTTCCTTCGGGAACGGAGAATCTTGGTCCTTTGAGTCTTTTTGCCAAGCTATCTCCGTTGATCCACTCCATTTCGACCACCGTTTTCACACCCGAGACTACGCCATTCAATTCGACAGGGCCAACAGAATAGATTTGTACGACGTTTGGGTGTCGTGGCAATGCAGCAAGCGTCTTTGCATGACTAATGGCAACTGAATCGTTCTCCAAAAATTCTTCTCGAATAATTTTGATTGCAACTCGCCGATCCAGAGGTGTATCGTAGGCGAGGTATACCTCGGCAAATGCTCCGCTACCGAGTTTCTCTTCGACTTTTAGCTTTTTCATTCCCGCCTTTCTACTGGACACGCTCGTAAGTACCGACAGAACATTTCAAGATGCAGTGACGGCAATTGCCCTCTCCCGATATAGCAGTTTTCTTTCGCACCCTAATCCGTCATTTCGAACCCGCATCGGGTATTCCTACAGATAGACGCGGCTGTTGTGGCTGCGAATGTCTGTCTTCGAGCCGCCAATTATAGCGGCGTTGAGCATGGAGGTGCGAGTTGCTCTCGACTGTTCCCCCTTCTTCATTGTCCGCGCCGGCTCGGCGATCGGAAATCGCTTCGATTCTGGCGGCCGGCATCGTTCGGATGAAATCGCGTGTTGCGATTCCTGATCCAGAATTCGTTGGCGATCCAGCGGAATTGCCAACAGCTTGCCTTGAGGTTTCTTCGGAAAGCGTGCTCTCTGTGACCAACGTGGTTAACGACCAGTGAGTCAGCTTTCTCAGGAGAAATCAATGCAAATCGACATCGACAAAGAGGTCGCTCTGCTCCAACGCATGACGGTTGGGCAGCTGCGAGAGAAATTCGAAGAGACGTGGGGCGAGCCAACCAACACGCGCAACAAGCAGTGGCTCGTCAAACGCATCGCTTGGAAGATGCAGGCCAACATCGAAGGCGACATTTCAGAGCGAGCCAGGCGTCGCGCCGCGGAACTCGCTCGCGGCACTGACATCCGCACGACTGCCCCCAAAGCCATCAAGCCAGTTCCGAAGCCAGCCGGCGACACCATGACGGGATTCGTCCAGCCAGAGGAAGACAATCGTCTACCGCCGCCGAGATCAGAGATCGAGCGAGTCTACAAAGGCGAGAAGATCGTGGTGCTCGTTTTGGAAAATGGCTTCGAGTACGAGGGGGCGATTTACAAGACTCTCAGCGCTGTGGCCAAGAAGATCACGGGCCAGCACTGCAACGGATACCACTTCTTCAAGCTCAACAAAAAAGGCGGTGACAAATGAACAAGGCCAACATCAATCGCCAATTGAACTGTGCGATCTACACCCGCAAGTCCACAGACGAAGGGCTCGACAAGGAGTTCAACTCGCTTGACGCCCAACGCGAATGCGCCGAAGCGTACATCAAAAGCCAAACGCAAGAGGGCTGGCATTGCGTTCCCGATCGTTATGACGACGGTGGCTTCACCGGCGGCAATATGGATCGTCCAGCGCTCAGGCAATTGCTGGCGGACATCGAAGCCGGCAAGGTGAATTGCGTGGTCGTCTACAAGGTCGACCGACTGAGCCGCTCGCTGATGGACTTCGCTCGCATGCTCGAGGTCTTCGAACGCAATCAGGTTGCCTTCGTCAGCGTAACGCAGCAATTCAATACGACCAACTCGATGGGGCGGCTGATGCTCAACGTGCTGCTGTCGTTTGCCCAGTTCGAACGCGAGCTGATCTCGGAGAGAACACGCGACAAGATCGCTGCGGCGCGACGCAAAGGCAAATGGTCTGGCGGCATGCCGCTGCTTGGTTACGACATCGAGCCGCAAGGTGGCAAGCTTCGAATCAATGAGGTCGAGGCTAACAGAGTCAGGGCGATCTACGATCTGTACTTGGAACGCGAGTCGATCATGGCGACGATTGCCGAACTCGATAGACGTGGCTGGAACAACAAGTCATGGAAAACAAAAAAGGGAACGCTCCGGGGCGGCTCGCCGTTTACCAAAGCGACGCTGTTCCGGCTCCTGACCAATGTCACCTACATCGGCAAGCTTGGCTACAAAGACGAAGTGAACGAAGGCGAGCACGACGCGATCATCTCAACGGAGGTCTGGCAGAAGGTTCAATCGCTTCTGAGACGGAACGGTCGAACTGGCGGTGTCGAAGCGAGAAACAAGTTCGGCGCAATGCTTAAAGGTATTCTTCGCTGCGCTTGCTGCGACTGTTCGATGACGCCGACGCACACGACCAAGAACGGATCAAAACGCTACCGTTACTATGTCTGCATGAAGGCCCAGAAGCGTGGCTGGAAAAACTGCAAGTCCAAGTCAGTGCCGGCCGCCGAGATCGAGAAGTTTGTCGTCGACAAGATACGCCACGTTGGCCACGACGCGGCGCTGGTCGACGAGGTGGTGGAACAAGCCAAGCTCCAATCCGAACGCGAACTGGGGGCACTTGTTGCGGAACGGGACGAGCTTGTGAAAGAGCTCGAATACTGGAACGAAGCCATCCGCGTTGCCGCTCCCAAGATTAAGCCAGGCTCGCCCGACGTAACCTCCCTGGAACAATTAGCCGACTGGCACGAGAGTCTTCGGCGCGCCGAACATCGGCATGCGATCGTTAACGCGAAGCTGACGGTGCTGCAGGCCCAAGCGCTAACCCGGGAAGATGTCATCAACGCACTGACCAGTTTCGAGCCGATCTGGGAATCGCTCACAGTCCGCGAGCAATCAAGGATCGTACAGTTGATCGTACAGCAGATCGATTACGACGGAGCGACCGGTCGCGTGACCATCACCTTCCATCCCGATGGCATCAAGACGATCGCCATGGAGAACCGTCCTGAACTCGTGGAGGCAGCATCATGAGCAAGCCAGTAAGCGTCGACTTTCAGTTCTCAATCAAGCAACGCGGCCGTGGGGCCAAGAAGCGAATCGTCGAAGGGGCAGCCCAATCGGACGAGTCCAAGCCAGCACTCGAACGCATCCCCCGCATCTCACGCTACATGGCTCTTGCGATCCATTTCGAGGATCTGATCCGGCATGGCGTCGTCACCGACTACGCTGACCTAGCCCGCCTCGGGCATGTGACCCGGGCGAGAATGACTCAAATCATGAACTTGCGTTTACTCGCGTCTGAGATCCAAGAGAAACTCTTATTCTTGCCATCTCTGGGCAGTGGAGGCGAGGAGGTTAACCTTCGTGACCTTCAATCCATTGCTGCAGAAATCGATTGGCGGACGCAACTGGTGGATTTTTCTGCGGTTGTCGGGCGATCAGCTTGACCTACCCTCCCGAGGGGTTGGCTGTTTCGCTTTGCTACCAATTCAGGTATGATCTTCCCAAACAGACTAGGATTGATTGGACAAGATCTACACATCAGATGCCTTACAGGGAATTCAATTCTTCCAAATTGGGAGGTCCAAATGAATAGCCTCGTGGAAGATCGTTGGCTTTCGCTCAAGGAAATCGCGAGTTACTTGGGCATTAAGGAAGATACGGTCTACAAGTGGATAAGTCGAAAGAAAATGCCAGCTCACAAAGTGGGCAGCTTGTGGAAGTTTAAGAAGGACGAGATCGACGACTGGGTTCGATCTGGGTGCACTGCAGAAGCAGGCAGCAGGATGCCCTAGCGTAAAAGGACTGAGGAATGACTGTTCAAACGATCGAGCGAACGATCATCAAAAAATTAAAGCGACTTCGGGAAGGAGCCCCCCCGAGGTTTATGGACTTGTTTTCAGGCTGTGGTGGCATTTCGCTCGGTTTTCTTACGGCCGGTTACACACCCGTTGCAGCTGTTGAAATCGATCAATGGGCGGCATCGAGTCACGGAACCAATTTCGCAAGTTTTAGCAAGAGTTCCACGCCAAATGGGCACCACAAGGCGAGAGACATTACCATTGAGGACCCAGAATCAATTTTTCATGACTTAGGGATTAAGGGGAAGGTCGAAGACCAAATTGATGTGTTAGTTGGTGGCCCACCTTGCCAAGCGTTCGCTCGCGTTGGCCGCGCTAAGTTGCGTCATGAAGCAAGGCGGCTTCAACTCGACGATGCCGAGCAGGCATTTCTAGTCGACGGAAGGGTGAATCTGTGGCAAAGATATCTTCACTATGTTCGGCAAACAAAACCAATCGCACTGCTCATGGAAAATGTGCCAGATATTCTCAATCATGGCGGAAAGAACCTAGCTGAGACGGTTGCAGAGCATTTGAGGAACGAGGGATATCGAGTTTCGTACACACTTCTAAACGCCGCTATGTATGGTGTACCCCAAATTCGCGAACGAATGTTTCTTCTTGGCATTCACGAATCACTTTCGAAAGATCCAGTTTTTCCGACACCGACGCATCATGCAACCTTGCCCTCCGGATACGAAGGAACTCGCGCGACGGCTAGAAAGCACATTTGCTTGAATGGCAGCCAAGGTCACCTTTGGATAGACGATACTCACGCTGACGCAGGGCACCCCAAAGCAACAAGTGCGTGGGATGCATTAGCTGATTTGCCGCCAATATACGCTCAAGAGGAAATGGAATCCGGAAGATTGCGGAGGGGCAGAAAAGATCCAATGGAACCATGCCTCTATAAGACCAAAAAACCAAGCACAGCATGGTCCCGCCTCATGCGCTGCTGGCCAGGGTTTGAAACTGGGAGCAAAACTACCGGGCACGTCATTCGTTATCTCCCGCGTGACTACAAAATTTTCAAGATTATGGGTGAAGGGTGGCAGTATCCGGACGTCTGGAGATACGTTGAAGAGAAGCGTCGAGCACTAGAAATTGAACGCCACAAAGTTGGATTGTCTACTGACAAACGAACCGTCGAAGGGAAGGCATTTCATCGCGATTGGACCCTACCATACGATCCCGATAAATTCCCAAATAAATGGTGGAAACTGGATCGCGAGAGGCCAGTGAGAACTTTGATGGCCCACCTCGGGAAAGACTCTTACAGCCACATCCATTTCGACAGCGAACAGGCTCGTCCAATCTCGGTCCGTGAAGCGGCTAGGTTGCAATCGTTTCCAGACGGATTTGTGTTTGATGGATCAATGAATCCTGCCCTCAGGCAAATCGGAAATGCCGTTCCGCCTCTCTTGGCTTATGCTGTTGCGATGGCAATGCGAAAAACACTTGGATGCAAGTCGATTGAAGATATCCGGATTCAGTTGTTGGGGCTTGAGCCAGCACTTATCAAAACTACTGCGGGGAGAAAGTAATGCGTTTCGTAATTCTTCGCTTGCTCAAGCATAACGAGCTAGGCATGTTTCATTCATATCGACGATTGAATAAAGAGCGAGCAAAGCAGCGAGCAATTAACTTTGATGGTGATGTTGTTGATCGTGTATTTCCCGCTGCAAAGGACGACGACAACATCGAACTAGAATTGAAGTACGAAACAGACGAAGGTGTTGAATCTAAGCTGCACCGCATTAAGCGACAGGAAAAGAACTGGAGACTAGAGGGGAATTGTCCTAAGGATAAGCTCTATGATTTTGTTGACCCCGGTTGTCTCTTCGCAATGGTTGTCGATTCGGGGACAAAGCCAGCCAAAGGCGCTTGGGCGGTTTATCCACAAAATCACGAAGTAACGAATGCCATAGTTTCTCACGCGGAGAGTAGCCAACTCACTGCACAATCGATGATCGCGCTTTTTGGAAGTGAGGGTGGATACCCAACCAGGCGATCTTTGGATCCTCGGAAACCATCGGCTACTCTGTGGTGACTCGTCGTCGCCGGCGGACTTAGATCGGCTCTTGGCCGGCGCTGCGATCCACTTGTGCAACACAGATCCGCCCTACAACGTAAAGGTCGAACCGCGATCGAATAACGCGATCGCTGCGGGTTTGTCTTCGTTCTCGAACGATGGGGCATCGGGCCGGCTGAAGCAAGGACAAGGCAACGCCGCTTCGTTTGGTGTCGATCACGAAACGGGCAAACCAAAACATGCAGCGACTCACAAGAAGCTTCGTCCAAAGGATCGACCGCTTGCAAATGACTTCGTCAGCGACGAGGCGTTCGACAAGCTGCTTGATGATTGGTTTGGAAACATTGCCCGAGTCTTACTGCCAGGACGTTGCTTCTACATCTGGGGAGGCTATGCCAACTGCGGCAACTACCCACCAGTGCTGAAGAAGCATGGGCTGTACTTCTCGCAATCAATCATCTGGGATAAGCAGCATCCCGTTTTGACGCGAAAAGATTTCATGGGCGCGCATGAATGGGCGTTCTATGGCTGGAAGGAAGGTGCCGGCCATAAGTTCTATGGTCCGAAGAACATAACGGACCTTTGGCATGTCAAGAAGATCCCTCCGCAACAGCTTGAACACTTAACGGGCAAGCCGGCCGAACTCGCTGTCCGCGCGATGCAGTACTCGTCGGTGCAAGGCGAGATCGCCACGGTCGCACTTATCGGAATCGCGGCCGTGTTGCTCGTGTTCATTCTGATCAAGCGCGGCATTAGCTGAGCGTTGCATTAACCCAATCCATTCTCCTTGATGAGGTTCAACCAAAAAAATGTTATTAGCCATCGCCATCATTGTGGTCGTCGTCCTGCTGGCAGTTGCCCTGATTCCTGCGAAGAAACGGGAACCCGAGCAACTCAAGCAAGCGTCGCCCGTTGCTTTCTTAACTCCAGAACCAGCCCAGCCCGTTCGTCAAACAACGCTTCGTCAGCAACAGCTTGACGAAGAGGCGAATGCCGTTGCTTCCGAGTACCAACGCCGCGCCGATGCGGTTTGGCTCGATGAAGTTCGAACGAAGGCATCGAAGCTGCTGGGCAACACGAAGGCAAAAGCCGAGTCATGACAGACATGCTTCAAAAGGGCCAGGAGTGGCTTGCCTCCAAACTCACCCAGCACGCGTCTCGCCAGGTCGTGTATCGCCGAGGAGAGCTTGGAGCCACGCTCCAAGCCACGATCGGCAAGTCGCTGTACGACCAGGACGACGGCGAGGGAATTGTCACTCGCAGCCAAGTTCGCGACTTCCTGATCGACACGCAATCTCTGCTCCAGTCGATCATCGGAACGTTGCCGCGCCGCGGTGACACGATCGTCGAGATCGATGGCAACCACACCTTCATATTTGAAGTGATGGCCCTTGGTGGCGACCCACCTTGGCGCTACAGCGACCCATTCCGTTTGAAACTCCGAATCCACACCAAACAGATCGAATCCCATCCCTCATGACGACCGTTCTACAAGTTGCAGACAGCGTTACCGCTCAGCTCAATGCCGCCGAGTTCGACTTCGAGTTCGTGGCCGAGCGTTTGTACGTTCCCAACTTCGACCTCGAAGACATGAAGGAACTTCGCGTCAGCGTGGTGCCTCGCGACGTCGAGTTATTGCCTCATGATCGCGCCCACAACCGATACCACTGCCGTGTGGATGTTGCGGTGCAGAAGAAGTTTTCGAAGGGAACCAATGAGGAGATCGACCCACTGGTGGACCTGGTTGAGAAGATCGCCGACGAGTTTCGCTTGAAGCGGCTCGTCTCATTTCAAGCGGCTCGATGCGTAAAGGCCGAGCATGCAGTGCTGTACTCCAGCGAACACTGGGAGCAGCTTCGTCAGTTTACGAGTTTGTTGACCTTAACCTTTGAACTGGCGCGATGATCAGGCTCACCGTTCGAACTCAATTCGACAAGCGAAAGCTCAAGAAGGAGGTGGAAACTGCCACCTTTACATCGATCAGCGAGGCTGGCGGTGCCATCCGTAAAACAGCAAGTCGGAGCATTCGTAAGCGTAAGAATCCATCCAAGCCAGGAAGCCCGCCGAATACCCAGACGGGCATGCTCAGGCGAGTGATTCGCTACGAAGTAACCAATAACAAAACCGAAGTCATCATCGGGCCTGTGAATGAGATCGCGGGCCGGCTTTGGAATCTGCATGAATTCGGTGGCGTGGCAACCAAACGCCGCAAGCTGAAGCCACATCGCTTTCGAGTTGGCGAGCATGGGCCGATCCGAATCAAGCAGCAAGGAAACAAGACGAAGTTTGCGCGGATCGAGTTGCGAACCGCAGCACAAGCCAATCGAGCCACTCGCTTGGTTGCTGAAGAGAACGAGCGTCGCAGTGACAACAAACCTCGTCATTACCCCAAGCGCCCCTTCATGAAGCCGGCACTGGATGCCAACCGGAGTCGGCTCCCCATGTTTTGGGCCAACTCAGTTAAGTAAACGTTCGCCATAAGGAATCATTCACGATGCCAGAAGTAAGACTTGGTCTCGAAGCCGTCCTCACCATCGACGGAGCCGAGATCACCAATGTCAAGGATTTGACGGTCAGCCTTGAAAAGGCCGAAGCTGATGCTAGTACTCGTGCCAACAATGGCTGGCGCGCAACGGTCGGAACGCTGAAGGATGCGTCCATCGAGTTCACAGTGCTGAACAAGGATGGCGATAGCGCTTTCGGCTTGCTTCAAGGCTTGTGGAGCAGTGGTGATCCCTGTGATGTCGGCATCAGCGACGCTGGTGGCACGCTCACACTGACCTGCGAAGTGATGACCTTCAATGTCAACCAGAACTTGGAAGAGGTCATCTCCGCAGATGTGACTCTCAAGCCAACTCAATCGAGTTCCGGTGGTGGCATGAATGTTGGACCTGGCTTGGCTGGTCCTTGATCGCTGGCGTTGTCGTTGGTTTAGAGGATTCATAACACTCAGGGAGGCATCATGCAGAAGTTTGTTGACCGCGCCGGTCGCATTTGGATTGTGGATATCGATAACACGACGCTGCGCCGCGTGAAGACTCTCACAGGCGTGCATCTGCTGGAAGCGATCGACGGTGATTTGATCACACGACTCTCGACCGATCCGTTGCTCCTCGGCGATGTGCTATTTGCGATTTGCAAGCCGCAAGCTGATCAGCAGCAGATCACGGACGAAGCCTTCGGTGAGGGCCTCGCTGGAAACTCGATCGACGATGCAACCGGTGCACTCCTCGAAGCGTTGATCAATTACTTCCCGGAGTCCCGACGCCGTCTTCTGCGGAAGGCGGCCGAGAAACAGAAGTTGATCGAGACTCGGGGGATCAATGCGATCGAGAAGCGACTGGACGATCCGAACTTAGTCGACAAGCTCGTCGAAGATCTCGAACGCAAGCTCGCTGTGCCGACATTGAGCGACTCATCGTCAGGCTCGCCGGCATCGTCGGAGTCGATCCAGGCCCCTTAACGCTTCGCCAACTTGTGCTGATGGCTGAGGCCAGACGTCAGCACGATTGGAATGTCGCCAGCACGATCATGGCACTAATGGCCGAGATGAACCGTGACCGCAAGAGACGTCGCAAGCCATTTAGGCCCGATGACTTCAATCCCTACGCAGAACAAAAGCCGATCGTTGCTCGCGGAACTGTTGAACAAGCAGCCGCGATGCTCGGTGCGAGTTTTCAACCCAAGTTAGCCGAGTTGCAATGTCCCAAGTCAAAGCCGGAGGAGCCTACGTCGAGCTGACCGCGAGGAGCGCCCAGTTCCTCAAGGGGCTTGAAGCTGCGCAAAAGCGGCTCAAATCTTTCGGTGCATCCACGCGACTGGTTGGCACCAAGCTCACTGGCCTTGGTGTCGCAGCGGCCGCACCTGTGGGAGCCAGCCTCGCCGTTTATACCAGTTTCGACGATGCGATTCGGGCCGCTGGAGCGGCAGCCAATGCAACTGGCGCGACCTTGGAATCGCTGCGTAACAAAGCGAAGCACTTGGGAGCTACCACCAGTTTTTCTGCCAGCGAGGTTGCTTCGTTGATGACAGAACTCGGTCGAGCCGGATTCTCTCCCAAGCAGATCGAGGACATGACCGGCGCGGTAATGAACCTCGCCCGAGCCACTGGGACAGATGCAACTGTTAGCTCCGGGATTATGTCAGCTACGATCCGACAATTCAGCCTGGCAGCGACCGATGCTGTGCGAGTCTCGGATCGATTGACCGCAGCAGCAAACATGTCCTTCAACTCGGTCGAGTCTCTTGGCGAAGCACTGGAGTACGCAGGTCCCGTGGCAGCAGATGCCAACATGAGTCTGGAAGAAACACTGGCGGTTCTAGGTACTCTTGGAAACCTCGGTATTCAAGGCAGTGAAGCCGGTACTGCATTGCGCCGCTTGCTTACCCTCAGCGCCGCTGAATCCGAGAAGTTCAAAGAAGTTTTCGGTGTGGTTACCAAAGATGCTCAAGGCAACGCGCGAGACCTTGTGGACGTTCTTGGCGAAGTTGCCGCTGCATCGGCCAATATGGGGACCGGTGACCGAGCGCAAGCATTCAACGAAGTCTTTGGTTTGATGGGGATTACCAGTGCTTCAGCCATCGGAAAGACAGTCACCGATACCAAGAAGCTGCTCGCGGACTTGCAGAAATCTAATGGCATCGCGGACAAGACCGCCCGCGATATGGATGCTGGGATCGGTGGCGCGTTCCGAATCCTGAAAAGCTCGATCGAGGGCGTGGCCATCGCGATTGGGGAATCGCTGGACCTCTCGGTCACCAAAATGATGAACGCAATCTCTCGGGCTCTTTCCGGTCTGATTGAATGGATCGGTAAGAACCAGGAAGTGGTCAAGAAGGTCGCCCTCATCGTTGCTGGCGTGGTTGGTGTCGGCGCAGCGTTCATCGGCATCGGTAGCGCAGCTGGTGTGGCTGCATTTGCGGTCGGTGGTTTGGCTTCAATGTTCTCGCTGGTGGGAACTGCGATCGGCGTTCTTGTGACCATGATCGGCGCTCTGTTCACGCCTCTCGGTCTGGTTGTCGCGGCCGTTGCGGCGCTCGGTGCTTACTTCATCTACTCCACCGGCATCGCTGGCCAAGCGATCGAGTACTTGAAAGGCGTCTTCGAAACACTCAAGGCCGATACGATCAAAGCCTTTGGTGCGATCGCCAATGCACTGGCTGCCGGTGACATTACCGCCGCAGCCAACGTCCTGTGGACCTATCTCAAGCTGCAGTGGATCAAAGGCACAACCTATCTCAAAGGCGTTTGGGCCGACTTCACCAATTATCTCTCCGATGTCTGGGGCGACACAGCTTATGCGATCGGTGATGTACTGATCAGTGCGCTCTCAGGCCTCGCCAGCGTATGGAATGCAACGCTGGGTTTCATGGCCGATGGCTGGACGATCCTCACAACCTCAGTTCAGAAGGGCTGGAACTCCACGATCGGCTTCCTCAAGAAAGGATTCATTCGGCTTCGTGAACTCGTCGACATCGCTGGCGACGTTTCTGTTCAGATCGGTGGCGTGCTCATCAATGCTCTGGCAGGCGTTGAGACCGCCTGGGTCGAAACCATCGACTATCTCGCCGACACCTGGTCGGTATTCGTTGCTCAAGTTAAGTCGATGTGGAACTCGACCGTTGGCTTTCTGCGCAAGGCCTGGATCAAACTGAAGTCACTGTTCGATGACGATGTGAATGTCGAAGTCGAAATGGCCAAGATCGACAAGGAGATCCGCACAGCGGACGAAGCTGAAGAAAATAAGAAGCAGCAAGCCATCGCCGATCGTATGAAGCGGCGCGACGCTCGTAAACAGCAGATCGAAGCTAATCGCGTACAGATGCAGGAAGGCATCAAGCAGCAACTTGAAGAACGTCGCAAGGCACGCGCAGGTCGCGACATTGATGCTGAGATGGCGGTCATCGATCAAGAAACCGAAGTCAAGAACCAGGTCGTCGATGCATCGCGAGATGATCAGTTCAAACAGAACGAGGCGGCCGGACAGTCGCGGCAACAGACCATCGACGACACCACCGCAGGGGTTCAAAAGACTCTCGATCAAATGCGCGAGGAGGCTCGCGTTGCCCGCGAAGCAGGTCGCCAATCGCCCGAAGACCGCGCTAAGGAACGTGACCAGCAGGTAGCCGCCGCTCAAGCAGAGTTCGACGCTGCCGTGGAAGCAGCCAATGCTGCAAAACCGCAGGAGCCAGAAGCCCCCAAAGAACAAGACGCTGGCACTCCGATCCCTCCTGTGCCCGCGCCGCCGATGCCCGGCGATTTAAAAGCCCCCAAGGTCGAAGTCGATGGTATCAAAGATCCCAAACTGAAACCGCCCAAGAAGAAGGACCTCAAGCTTGGGCTCGATCGGTCGGCCAAGGATTCGCTCGATCAATTCTCCAGTGGTCCAGAAGCAGTGACCGAGAAGACCGAGGCGGCCGGCAACTTCGATAGTCGCGGCCTAGGACTTGGTAGCGGCGCATCGCTGATTCCAACTTTGCAGGTCGCTGACAAACCCGACGTCGATGAAGATGCCGATGCCGGCGATCTTGATGTCGATCCGCAGTTGGACGCCGAGCCCGAAAACATGGAGGTGCCCGAAGTTATTGTTCCGACAAAAGAGACGCCAATGGCGCAGTCTCAAGACATGTCGGACGAAGAGCTCGACGAGTTGGCCGACGCGCTGTTTCCTGAGGAAACCGAGCCATCGCTCAACCTGGAATCTCTCATTGCTTCCTTTGCTGCGGTGCGAGTTCGACTCGAGGAGTTCGACGCGGCTCTATCGCAAAGCGTCGCGCGGCTGCAGATGCCCCCAGTTACTGGCGAAGGCCTATCGGATGATGTGAAGCGAGCCATCATTCAAACCGCTGAGAACACCGCTCAGCTAGCCGAACGCGCCCGCACGGGAGGCTTCGTGTTCAGCTAATGGGATTCTCTAGCGGCGGATACAATTTTGAATTGGCAGCGCTGTCCAAGAAGGCAACGCGTGGCAAGACGACCTCGGATACGTTCGTCTATGTGGCCACCAATGGTGGCTCAGTCGATCCGGCAGTCGCTGCGAGTGCTGCGCTGGCCCACTATCGAGCCACCCAGCGAGACTTGATCCCCTATCTACAGATTGATGGCGAGTACATCAACGACAAGCACGCGCTCGTCACGGCGTCAATTAATCGGACCAAACTTGATCCGGTCTCGTTCAACACCACCGGCGCTTCAACGCATCTCAATCAGTCGCTCTTCACGCGTGGAATCTATGCTGCCCCTGGCAAGATCGCTCCGAACTATCGCGGTGCGATTGGTGTAAGTGACTCGGGCGTGGCAGGTGTCGACGTCACTGTTCCCGCGTTCGAGTTCTCGGTCCGCAAGAAGTTTGAATTCGTATCGACAGCTTATCTACTCGCCATGGTCGCGATGACCGGCCGCGTCAACTCAAGTCCCTGGTCGATCTTCGCTCCTGGCGAAGCCTTGTTCCTGGGTGGCGAAGGCGGCGAAGACGAACAGAACTGGGTTGATGTGACTTATCACTTCGCGGCGCGTCCCAACGAAATCAACCTTACGGTTGGCAACATCTCTGGCGTGGCGAAGCGAGGCTGGGACTACCTCTGGGTCAAGCACGGCGAAGAGGTGGTTGGTGATCGCGTCTTGCAAGTTCCTGAAGCGGCTTACGTCGAGCAGGTTTACCCCGAAGCGAACTTTAACGCTTTGGGGATCGAGTAATGGCAAGACGCGTTCGGCCAGGCGAGAGACTTAATATCACGGCAGCGGAATACAACCGTCTGCTGGCGGCCGCTGACACAATTGCACGCGATCGACTCGCGGGCGGCGCAGGAAACCGCACCCACGTTCGCGACGCTGCCACCGTTCGCGTTCACTATCAAAGTGCGACCACTGTGCCCATCGGTGGAATCGTCGGTTTTAACGCCCCACTGGGCGATCCAGACGTCGACAATACAGCACTCGCTCGTTTCGTACGTGATGCGACGATCCAGTCGGTTCGTCCCATCGTCGACGAGCATATGGGACGATTCGGTGTGGCCATCGAGCCGATCGCCGAGGACAAAGTTGGTCGAGTGGTATTCGCCGGCGTCGTCGCTGCCCGCGTGAATGTTCAAGAGACCTGGCATCAATATGCTGATGTCGCCGACTCGGGAGGTACGACACTCCAGTCAAAACCCAACGGCTCAGCCCAGATCCTATGGCGACGTGATGCGAATCAGACAGGCGTCCAGTGGGCTGTCGTTCGCGTTGGTA